CCTTACCGGTAGTGCCATCCACGTCCACGAGCTGACCACCGGTCACCTCCTGGCTCACCTCGAAGGTGATGGGACCTTCCTGATAGGCAGGAACCACACCAGCCATGTGTCACACCTCCCTTAGTTCTGCTTGTCCCAAGCGCTCAAGAGCGCGCTGGCCTCGTCCTCCGGCGACTCCGCGCCACCGAAGGAACCCCGCTCCGCCGAGAGCTCGACGTAGCCCTTGCACTGGTCCAGCATCTTTCGGACCACGTCACCGACGTCGACCGTCTTCGACCCGTCGTTGGACAGATCGATGACCGGAGCCTGCGGCAGCGACAGCAGCGGCCGAGCCAGCTCGACGATGGCCGGAGGCACACCGTCACGCACCAGACTCGTGGCCTCGCGGTCGAACCGCTCCTTCGCAAGAGTCAGCTCCAGCTGCTCGATCCGGCTCAGGTGCGCTTCGTTCTGCGCACGGACCAGGTCCAGAGTCTTGTTCTCCTCCGACTCCTGCCCGTCACCCGCTTCGTTCGACATTTCCACCTCCTTGAGCACTTCCGCGACTGCAGCGGTAACTGCAGCCTCTTCCTCCGCCGTCAGCTCGACGACCTTCGGCTTCTCGCCGACGATCCCGTTCCCCGTTTGCACAGGAGGAGTGGGCTTGGCCCCTTCTCCCATGTCCTTGAGGTCCGTAACCTTCTCGGCAGTGAGGTCCCACGTGTCCTCGACTTCGTTGGACAAGCTGACCTCCTCCCTCCACGGTGCCATCTTGGTCACTCGCGGATCGAGTGTGCCCAGCACGTGACGCATGGCACGAGGGTAAGCCCTGCCATCCGAGTGTGCCAGTCCCTCGACGATGCGAGCGCTGACTCCGAGCTTCGGGTTCCGCTGGATCAGTGCCGCAGCGTCATCCGACAGTTCGACCAGAGCGTCGAGACCTTCGCCCGTCTTCTCCAGCCCCACGACCTCTCCGGCGTAGCGCTCCGGCAGCTCGTTGTGCTTGTTGTCAGCAGTCGCGAGCTGGAACGGCACCTGATCGTACGCCAGGTCCTTGAAGGACTTGACGAGGTCGTCCAGGTACGCGTCGTCGAAGTTGATCTGCTGGCCCTTGTACTGGATGGACCCCTTCCGGAGCACCTGCTTGCGGTACAGCTTGCGCTTCCCACCAGACAGGTCCACCATGTTGGAGACGTCAGTCGGTCCCAGCAGTGCGCGTGTTGCGGTCATGTCACCTCCTAGGTTGACACGAGTGAGACGAAATCCGGGTGTCCGGTATCGTCTACTCTCTTCTTACTTTCTCTCTACCGAGAGAGAAAACCGTATATACGTCTCGCTCGTGTCAGGATCCAGTACCAGTGGTACCATCAGCCTGCCAGTTGCTCGGGATGGCGTCCTCCCAGCCGTTCTTCTTGGCCTGGGCCATCAGCCACCGCCGGATCTTGGTCTGGTCACCCTTCGCGAGCTGCACCATCTTCGTCGCCTTGACGAACAGTGCCTTCGACGGCTTCCCGTCAGGTCCGATCAGCGGGAACGACCCGTCCGGCTGAGCACCACCCTTGGCCTTGGCCTGGTCGCGCATCGCCTGGTTGGGACCGCTCGATCCCATTGCCGGCTTCGCCCACGGAGGAGCGTCACTCGCGAGGTCGACTGCTTGTCCCCAAGCATCGAAGTGGTTGGACAACGTCTGACCCTTCTCCTGTGCGGAGCCGGTGTCCTCGTCGTCGTCCCACTCGATCTCGTTGGGGAGCATCTCCATCCGGTCCTTGATGCCCATTACACACTCTCCACTGTGATCTGTCGCGTGCCACCAACGAGGGTGTCGTTGACGACCTTGAACTTCAAGCCGCGGTTGACCAACACCTCGTGCTCGTAGTCGATGCCGTAACCGCCGTCGTTGATGTCGAACGCCTGGGTACCGGGCTTGAGGTGGTACACGAACTCCACGTTCCCAAAGCCCTTGGTCTTGCCCTTGATCGCGCTCGTGCTCGTAAACCGCTTCGTGGTGAACGACTTGCCGATCTTCGATCCCACAGACCCGAACTGCTCGTTGATGTGAGCACCACCGGTATAGCGGAACACCGTGATCGGTTCCTGCACAACGCTCTTGGAGATCACGTTCTGCAGCAGCATCACGTGCGACTTGTAGTTGGCGTGCTGCTCTGCACTCGTGCCCGCGTACTTGCTTCCGGATGCCACGATGTTGATCGGCTTGTGTCCGCTGCCCGTGTAGACGTACAGCGACTGCTTCTCCGCTGGTGACGGTTCCGCTGAACGGAGGATGTGTGCGCGTGGGTCGTCCTTAGCGACGACGGGCTTGGGTACGTTCTTGATCGGGTGGTCGTGCACGCCAAGCGGAACACCGACCTTGGCTCCCAGTGCCTTCTGTGCATCCAGGAACGTCATCGCGGAGCCGACCTTGTTGCCCTGCAGGTCCTTCACTGGCGTGAGCGATCCGGACATGTCCTTGCTGAAGTAGCCGATAGGCTTACCACTGGGGTCGAGGACCGTCTCCTCACCCTTGGCAGGTACGTACGCCTTCGGAGAAGGTGCAGCCTTCTTCACCTCGGTCGTCGTACCAGCCTTCTTGGCGGCCATCGACTTCACCGCAACGTGCTTGGCCAGCAGCTTGGTTGTGGGGTGCTGGTACCCGTTCTTCTTGATGGACTCGCCGTACGCCTTCTTCAGCGTCGGCAGGTCCGTCCCCAGAGCACGCTCCTCAGGCGTCTGCACCTTCTCTACGGCCTTGACCGGAGCGGGCTTCTTCGACGCAACGTGCTGCAGTGCAACGACCTTGGCAAGTGCCTTAGTCGTCTCGTGCTGGTGACCGAACTGCTTGATCGCCATGCCGTACGTCTTCTTGACCTCAGCGGAGTCATGCTGCATCAGCTTGTCGTGCGTGATGGCAACCACGCCACCACCACCGATGGGAGAACCGATCGGCAAGTGGAAGTGCGCCACGCCAGCTGCTGTCGCAACGTGATGGACGAGATCGATCTCGTTGGTCACTTCCGGAGAGGACATCCCCAGGTAGCCACCCTTGCTGGGAGTGACGCCACGCTTACGGATCTCAGCCACTGCAGCGTTCCGCAACGCCACGACACGAGAGTCGCTCGACTTGAAGCTGAACGCCACCTGCGACGTCTGCAGCAGCTGGTTGATGTCCATCTTGCTCAGCGCAGCACGCATCGCTGCAGCCTTCTGCACCACCAGCTTGTAGTACGCAGCGACAGCCTTCTTGTTCTTCTGCGCAGTCGCTGCTTGCGAGTTGCGTGCCGATCCAATCGTTGTACCGATCGGCGTCTTGTACTTCGCAGCACCAGCAGCAGTACGCACGACAGCGAGGTCGATCATCGCCAGCGTGGTCGCGGACAACGACTTGCTCGAAGCGTGTGCCTCCGCCTTGTCGGCTTCCCACTCAGCGATCGCCTTCGCAGCTGCAGCTCGAACCTCCGGAGAGACGTTCCCCTTGCCCGCTGCCCAGTTCTTGCACACACCGATGGCGTACTCGATCGCTGTGCTCTTGTCCACCGTCCCGGACTTCATGATGCCCTTGGCGATGTTCTGGATGTACGCAGGCAGCTGCATTCCCTTGTGGTGCCACAACCCACCTGTGCCAAGCGGTGAGTGAGTAACGGACAACGTCGCAGTCTCAGCACTCATTCGTCCTTCACCCCCTTGGTCGCAGTGTTGACCGAACCGCCATTCTGGAACGGCACACCGGGCTCACACCGACAGTAGTTGTGCACGGCACCCGGGTATCCGATAGCGGGAGGATGGTCCGCATCAAAGTTGTTGCCATGCGCTGCACGACACTCGGGACTCGTGCGTGCGTCGTTACGAGAGTGCCAACCAAGTGTTGTACCATGCTGGTCAACAGCTCGTCCAACGTTCGTCGCAGCAGCCACGCGTACCCGGTTGGCAGTGAGGTGCTGTTGCAGGTACGATTTCTCGTCTACTACCGATTGCTGAATCGACTTTCCATCCTGCAAACCCTGGGCCATACGGTTGCTAGCGTTGAGAACGTATCCCGCTTGATAAAATATGTTGGCCTGCTTAGCCCTCGACGTATACGTCGAATTAGCGGTTGGACCAGTTCCCGACTGCTTCGGAATCCCATGCGGGAACTCCAGCTGCAACGCCGTTCGCACAGGGAGGAGGGGCAGTCCCAGCAGACCCGAGATGGCTTTCGCAGTCGCGTACACGCCTGCACCGACCAGCAACAGCGTCACGATCTGCTGTACGTGGCCACCGTCAGGGAGACTCTGGACTGGTTCCTGGAGGGCCTGGGATGGAGCCTGTTGGGGCTGCGACACCGGCTGTTGGGCTAGACTGCTGCTGCTGGGCATTCTGCACCTCCCTTGCTGTCACGTTGGCTGCTGCTGCCATGGGAGCGACCTGCACTCCCTGGGGCGTCAGAGCGGCTTGCTCGAGCTTCTGGGTCACCTCGTCGATGGCCTTGGACATCTCGTCCGTGTCGAAGCCGAACTCCTGCGACACTGCCATGACCAGATCGTTGATGAACGCTGTGGGCACAGCAGGGTTGGTCGTCTGGCTGGTCATCACTGCCTGCAGCATCGCTGTCTGTGGCTGGATGTCCTCTCGGTTCAGCTGTGCGAACTCGAAGCGAGGTACCTGGACTCCGGATCCGAAGTTGTACCGGACGAGGTCTGCGATCACGTAGTTCGTGATCACGTCCTCCATCTCGCCGGCGTAGCCCTGCAACAGCTGCAGGAACAGGTCCTGCTGGGACGCGGAGAGTGCGTACGACCCAACACCTGTCTGCGCTCGTGCGGGCAGATCCACGAACCCTGCGAGCAGGGACATGCTCGCTTGAGAGTCCAGGTACGTGATGGCCTCGTTGAACTGAGCAGCACCCGCAGACCCTTGACCCTGGAGCTGGTCCATCTTGTCGATCCAGCCGGTCTCGATGCCTGCCACGCCGTGGTTCTTGAGGGCGGAGATGACTCGTGCAGCCTTCTTCACGTTCTCGAGGTTCTTGCCCTGCACGATCGTACGTGGCAGTGACTGCGTCTCGAGGTACGTGAACCAGAGGAACAGCACCTTCTGCTTCGTGGTGTAGCACCACCACGGTACCTGGAAGTCGCTGATCCCCTTGGTCGGGTCCTTGTGCTGGCCGTGGATGTACACCATCGAGTACTGCGTCGGGATGGTCACGTAGCCATCCGTACCCACGTCCTTCCGGGCACCCAGCTGGTACGGGTACAGCATCTGCTTGAACCCCTGGAACGATCCGTTGACCGGATCACGCAGCAGGATGCACGTGTCCGGTGGTCGCCAGGCCAGCTTCGAGTAGCCGATCTTGTTGTCCGGCGTCTGAGTGAACACCTTCTCGAAGTACGTCCTGCGATACGCGAACGCGGACGTCATCTGAGCGATGACACGTGACAGGGGTGTCTTCATGCCTCCGTCAGCAGACGGCGTAGTAAGCAGCTCCGTGATCTTCTCGCTCACGTCGGACCTGTCCGTCGGAACGATCGACCACGTGGCAGCACGGATGGGCAACGTGATCACGCTCTCCAGTGACTGCGCCTTGCCGTCCTGATCGAGCATCGTCTTGATCTCAGGTACCGTCGGCTCACGGTAGTCGAAGACCTCTCCGACTTCCTTGCCGTCGAGACCGAACAGCAGTGGTCCCTCGTACAGGTCCCACTCGGTACCGACCTGCTTGTCGAGCTGCGGAACGACCTTGCCGTTCGGGAACGGTGTGCTCATGCGCCCTCACCCCAAGCGAACACCAAGTCGTTCGTTGCGTGTGGGTCACCGTAGTCCATCGAGAACCCCTCCTGTGCACTCGCCTTCGGAGAGCCACCAGCCCAGAACGCCATCACCGCTGCATCACCACGGTCCGGAGAGTGACCGAGACGCTTGATCGACTCCTGCTTCGGTTCCACGATGATCTTCGCTCCAGTGCCGTAGTGGAACCTGGGAGCGGTGAGATCCGCGATGAGCTCATCGTCATCCGGAATGCACAGGGTGGAGCCCGCACTCGGATCGAGCAGCTCGCGAAGGTTCCACCAAGCAGCGGATCGGGTGTTCGGGAAGGTGAACTCCCCTGTGCTGTCGGTCATGTCGGTACGAACGGAAGCGTTGAACGGCTCGACTGGCTGTCCCAGCTCCACCAAGCGGTCGTACGCACCAGCGCCAATGCCGATCACGTCGATGATCGCTCGTGACTGCGGGTACGTCAGCTTCGCTCGCAAGCGGTTCACTGCTGCCATCGTGTCTGGCTGGCCGATGGTCTCCACACTCTGCAGCACGTGACCAGTGCGCTGTGCAACCGCTGTCTCGTCGTCACCGGTGCCGGCAACGTCCATCCCGTAGATGCGCTGACCGATCGGCTCGACGTTGTGGTCGTACCTGTGCCAGCGATCGACTGCCTGCTGGACCCACGAGAGTGGAATCACACCCGTGGTGTCGTCTGCTGGGAAGCGACCACGGACCTTCTCCTCCCACAGCGGAGAGGTCGTCCAACGGAACTGTCCGTCCTCGTTCAGGATGCGGTTGATGCCCCAGCGATCCATGCGCTCCACGACCCACTGCACGGAGAGCAGGTCCTCACGCAGACGATCGGGAATGACCTCAGTGGCGAACGGGATCTCCTCGTCCAGCATGTACTGGTGCAGCTTGGGATGCGGGAGCACCTGCGCTTCAGTGAAGTTCGGAGTGAGCAGTCCGTCCAGGTGGATCGTGTGCCAACCACTGCCCGGCTTGCAGATCGTTGCGAAGTGCGACTGACTGCTGCGTGGGTTGCCGATCGCAAGCACACGTGCGTTCTCGTTCGTTGCGAGAGAGTCGATGGCGTCCCACAGCTGGCGAGGGATTCCAGATGCCTCATCGACGATCACGAGCACGTACCGTGCGTGGATCCCCTGGAACGCATCCTGGTTGTAGTCGGACGGCTTGCGTCCGTAGCCGATCAGCTCCTTCTCGACCCACCACTCAGGCTGGTTCCCCATGTTCACGCGACCCCGGAGGTTCCCTCGACGGTGGAAGCGCTCGATCTCACGCCACAGGATGGCACTGACCTGCGTGGCAGTGGGTGCTGTGGAGACCACGAAGGCCTCGCCAACCGGGTGAGTGTCCAGCCACCAGCTTGCGCAAGTGGCTGCAGTGAACGACTTCCCTGCGTCATGGCAGCTAGGGACAGCGGTGTACCGGTTGACGAGCACGCTTCGCAGAATGTCCTGCTGTGCCGACCACAGATGTGCGTTCAACTTGTCGCTAGCCCACTGCTGGGCGTCAGTGCCATATGTCGGACCGAAGAATCGCTCAGCGACCTGTCCGAAGAGGCCTGACAACCTAGCTCGACTGCGACATGGGAACCACTCCTGAGAGGGTAGGCAACGGGGACATGAAAGTGCGGTACAACTCAATTATATGTTGGACCACGAGGACAATCAATGGGAACTTAGTCCCACCACGAGCACCAGCAGGAACCCGCAGAGGATGAGGCAGTACCCGACCAGCGGGATCACGGCACTCCACCCGAACCCGTACTCCTTCTCGAACCTGCTCACTGCTTCGCTCCTTCGGTTGCTTCGGACACGTTCCAGCGAGGACGCTCGGACGTGATGGCCTTGGTCTCTTCCGCCTTCGCCTTGGCACGATTCCCGTACCACGAGATGGACGTCTGCGACTGGTCCACCTCCGTCCACCAGACCTTCTCCGCAGCGTGTTCTGCCATGCGAGTGGTCGGGTTGTTCGTGATGCCAACGTACAGCAACACACCCTTGCGATCCCGCAGTCGGTACACGGCAGTCCGCTGCTTCTGCAGGTCACGCTGCTGCTTCGCCTTCACCTGCTGGGCACGGTGAATGTCGGATGGGATTCCACCCTGTGCGATCTGGTAGCGAGTGTCGCCCTTCTTGGGGACGTGCACAGAACGGAACCTGGTGAAGCCCTTCTGGCCGTTCAGGTAGCGGTAGCCGACACCGGGAGTGCTGAGCGGGATCTTGCTGCACTTGGCTCCCATGGCCTCAGCTGACGGACCGAGTGCCGCTTCCGTCATCTCACGCGATCCAGTGGACAAGCACAACCGCTGCGCGAACAGGTCACGGATGCGTCCGAGCGTGTCAACCTGCGAGAGTTGCGACAGTGCCCAGACGACGTACAGACCCTTCCGTCCGACAGACAGCACCTCTCCGATGGGTGACAGCACACCCTTCTTGATCATGTCACCCAGCAGCAGCAACTCGTCGATGATCGTGATGTCCAGCGGGTTCTCCGGTGTCGCTTCCACCAGCTCAGGCACGTTGTGCTTCTTCATCCACGCGAGTCGAGCGTTCATGGCGTCACGTGCATCCGTGATCACCTTCTCCGCCTTGTTGGCACGATCCACGTAGACCTTGGTCCTGGGACTGTCTTCGAGGTTGGTGAACTCGACACCACCAGCCGGATCTATAATACGAAGGCGGTATGGCACACCAGCCTCGTTCAACCCAGCAAGCAGTGCCCAGATGATGTTGCTCTTGCCGGAACCGGTCTCGCCAACGCACAGGAGGGAGCGGTCAGCCCGAATGGCTACTGGATCGGAGTCAGGATCGAGACCGAAGCAGATGTGACCGCCTTGTGGTGCTGGCATGTCGGAGAGAGTGAGTTCCCGTCCGGTTGGGTCGCCCCAATTCAAGACCAACCGAGCATGACCAGGGCTCACAGTAGCCACACTCACGTGATCCGCCTTCATGAACGCAGCGATCTGCATTCCAGCGTGAACGACTTCGTCGCTGGTACGCCCGATCTTGCCGCAGTCGACTTGCGCCTCCACGCCAGCAGGGATCGCCCTCAAACGACGCAGAGGCGGTGGCTTCCGTGTCTCGCTATCTGCGATGCCTGCCCGCAGACAGGCAGCATGCCAGCGCCTCTGCACCCGCAGGAGGTACCCGTACGATCGGATAGTGCCACGCAGCTCGGAGGGGGTACTCCCCCTCCCGTGCCGAAGGTACCATACAACCGCCACAGAGAACCACACTACCAGTACCGCTACCAGGCTCAACTGCCACGTGTGCGACCAGGTCCACACTACGATGAACAGTGCAACCTGCCCCGACACCTTCCAGTGACTGATCCACCACCAGCAGAAGTCCAGCAACAGCTTCAGCCATGGGTTCATCGGAAAGAGGTCTCGGACGCGACCTCCGCCTCCTAGGGTCCACTTCGATACTTCCGTAACCCTGGTCGCCCTACCGGCCACGGCCCACCTCCTTGGTTG